CTCATACCTTTGATTTTTTAAAGTTGCAAAATTATCTCATGGCATGTCAATACCTATATACAGTCACCAATATATATTTGTTAACGTTGTAATTTTGCACTACCCTACCCTCAACTGTCGCCGCTGGCCGCAATAGAAGCTTTCGCCATATTCTTGAAATTTAGAGTGGGCCTGTGCATGCAGGACGACGGTGAGTTGACTCGTCCACGCTTCTGACGGACCGCCGATCCGGCACATCTCAAGGAACAGCGGCCGGCCCCGTCGCTCACAAGCACCCCGCGATCACGGCTTCAAGCGTTTCCTCGTACTTGAGGTGCAGCGGGAGGTCGCGTGCCAGGGCGAGCACCTTCTCGCCGTCGCTGGCATCAGGCGCGAGTGTGCGCGTGGCGAACGTCGGCCGGTCCGGCACCGCCGTCACGCATGCGCGGTACACCGGCACCTTCACCTCTTGGACGCCCGGCGGCGCGGCGCAGGCGGTGAGCAGCACCAGGATCAAAAGCACGGGCCTCATCGCACGGAGTCCAGGATCAGGTTCACGGTCGGCATGGCCTCGTCGCAAGTGGTCGCGCGCGCGCTCGCGACCTTAGCTAGCGCGGATCGAGGCGCCGGCCATTGGCTGCAGCCTGCTGCTGAGCGGCCTTGCCGCGTACCTCGGCCAACAGCTTGGCGTCGCCGGCGGCCTCGACCGCCCGATTCTGTTCGCGGATGGAGGTGCGCAACGCCTCGCTGACGACCTTCTCGGCGGCCAGGTCGGCCAGCGCCTGGTCTCGCGCGCTGGCGATCATCCACCAGCCGGTACCGCCAGCGGACAGAACCGCGATCAGCACCGCCACCAGCAAGATGGCCGCGATCTGCCACAGCCCGCCCTTGACGCTGGCGGCCAGCGTGCCCAGGGCGCTCATTGAGCCGCCACGCACTGCGCATGCGAGCGCTGACGATCCGTCCACAGTCCAGCACAGCGCCGGTTACCAGGCGTCGAGCAGTCATAGCCAGCGGCGAAGCGGTACATCAGGATCCCGTCGCACGCGCCCCGGTAGTCGCCCACATTCAGGCGCTTAACGATGGTGCTGTTGCAGAACGCGGTCGACCCGATGTTGTAGGTCAGATCGACGTACACGTCGTATTCCGCCTGGGTCAGGGGCGCGCGCACGCATTGCTTTACTGCGCCTTCGTACTTGCCGACGTCGAGCAGCGCCCGCTGCGCCGCCTTGACCGGCGTGGTGCGGTCGCCGGCCTTGACGCCGCCAGTGGTGCCGAAGCCGATTGTCGGCACATCGCCCTTGGTCGGTATTACGACGCCGTCCGTGTATCCCTCGCGCGTCAGGACGCCCACGAAAGCCGCCGCGCTCAGCACGAGCCCGGCGATTCCCATGCGGACTTTATTTGTCGTTGCCATGTAATTCCTTCTGCGCCATCAGGCGCGACACGTTTGCGAAAATGGAGACAGCCGCGGCGCCTCCAGCGAATACCCCGTTCGGCACGCCCTCCGGCTGCCAGATGGCCACGGCCACCTCGGCCGCGCCGAACATGGTGGCGGCCACGTTGAATTTCACGCTCCAGGCTTTGCGCAGCACCGTGCGCCAGTCGTCGATGAGCCTCATTGCTTCACCGTGATCTTCAGTGCCTGCCACATGGCCAGCGCTACCCAGCCGGCGCCGGCCAGCGCGCCCGCCTGGGTGACCTTGATCAGGGCCTCGCGCACCAGCCTGTTGCGCAGCTCGCGCCACTCGATCACCGCCTCGTGGTAGCGCCGATGCCCATCGGTATCCCCAGAGGGGAACGCTGTCAGGATTTGCTCGGTCTTGCGGGTGTTGTCGGCGAGCGCCGTCTTGATCGACACCAGCATGTTGTCGCGCTCTTGATCGTTCATCATTCGTGGCCTTAAATAAAGAAAGGCCACCCGAAGGCAGCCATGGTTTGCAGGAGTGCGGAGGGCTTACTGGTAGTAGTTGATCGTCACCGATCCGCCTGGCGGCACCACGATGGAGTATCCGTTGCCAGGAGTGACGGCGATGTTGTAGTGCGTGGAAGTCGGCGCAACGCCGCCGCTGATGCCGCCGGCAAAGGTGTAGCCGAGCGCGGTACTATCGCTGCCGTTCGTCGGCGAGCCGTAGTAGTTCCAGCTGACCGTGGCCGACCAGTTTTGCGAAGACCCGCCGCCAGCGATATTTCCGCTGCTCAGCCAGCCGGTTTCATACACAATCGTGGCCGATCCCGCGACCACGCCCGACAGTGAGTAGCCAGCAGTGGCAACCGTGTACGTGTTGTTTGAATGCTGGCTGATGTTGTAGAAGGTGTAGCTCGGGCTGCCGCCGGCGTTGATCGCGTTACGCTGGGAAATTGCCGAATTCGTTGCTGATGCCCAGTCATAGTTGCCGGAATTTGTGCCACCACTGCCGATGTACCAGAACACCGTTGCTACCGTCGTGCTTGCGCTGAGCAGGGGCGCCGCGCCGCCGTTACTGCCTTTGCCGACCAGGCTGTCAAGCATCGCGGTCGACGCCGGCGCCGTCCAGGTGCCGCTGCTGGTGAAGGTTTGCGTGACGGGCGTGCGTGCGCGCCTCCCATAAAACGCTGCCCGGCGCGCGTCGATAGGCGTCATCATTAACCCCGCTGGACCGAAACAATAAGCGTCGTGCCGCCGTCACGGGTCGATACCATCACGTAATCGGTACCGCTCGACAGCCAAGCAATATTCGCTGCGGCAGCCGTTGTCTGAAGCACTCCGTCATACCGAATGAAGCGAGTACCGCCGGGCCATGTCGGCGTGCCGCCCAGTCCAATGTTCACCAGTTCGAGGAATTGACTTGCCTGCTTACCACTGGCGGGCCAGTTAGTGAAGGTAAGCGCCTTCGCCCCAGAGGGTGGTGCAACGCGCTGGGTACCGCCGTTGTTGTAATTGACTGCCGGGCTGGTCCCATTATCGTAGAAGGTCATCGACCGAACGAATTCTTGCAGGTCGGAGAGGAGTGCGATAGTGCCGCCGGCGGCGGGTACCGTCAACGGGACCACTGTGCCCGTTGGGATCAGCGTGTCGCATTCGAAGCGCACTTGTTTCGATGCGTCGGAGCTCCCCTTCGCAATCGAGTTAGAGTCGACGAAGGCCACGATTCCGCTGGCCATGGCCGCGCTCCCAGCCGCAGCGTCACGGGCCTGCTCGGCAAGACCCTTGGCAATCTCCGCAAGGCCCTTCGCGGTCTGGGCAGCGTCGCGCGCGGTTTCCGCCGCGCCCTTGGCTAAGTTTGCGTTGGTCAGCGATGTGCCTGCGCTGGTCGCGCTGGCAGCAGCGTCGGTGGCGTTGCCAAAAACGTTGCTGGCAAGGGCGCCAAACTGCGTAACTGCCAAAATGAGCCAGGTGACGAAGGCGTCCACTCGGTTGGAAAATGTCGTACGATCGTTGCGTTGAATTACAGGCGTCGGTACGGGCGTGATTGTTGGAGGGGGAACAACAGCCATTAGATAAATCCTTTCACATCAAGGGAAACGGTACAGAGGTCGGGGCCGTCGAACGATAGGGTTGGGGTCGGCAATCCGAAGACACGAAGAGGCGAGTAATCCACGAGATCAGTCGCGATTACAACGCAAGGAACCGACTGGACCTCTTTCAACGTTGCGTATACAGCTGCGGCCTCCGCGATTCCGAGCTTGGCCGTCAACGTCATATCTGTCGTGTTGGCCCCAGGGGTGATCGTGGTTCTTCCGAATCTGTCGACATCGATAAAGCTGTAAGAATTTGGCGTTACCTTCGCTCCGTACTCCGTCAGCCCGATAGACTTCATATCCCCAAGCGCAAGCAGCCCACACTTAGCAAGGCCAGTAACCCGGGTCAGCGTTACCATTATTTCCGCGTTGTTAAAAGCGGCCAGGTCAGTCGCCACGAAATCGGTTTGGGGCTTGAACCGATCAAAGAAATATTCGTAGTAGTCGCCTGGCGCCGATCCTTCCAGATCATCGGCATAGCTGTAAATCACGTTGCCGCCCGGTGCGTCGCGCACCGTGATGCTCAGCCCGTCCGCCTCCAGCCCGAACAGTGCAACGGAATTAAACGAGCCCGGGCGCAGGGTTATAGACAAGGGCGATGCCGCGCTTTTCGTCGAGACGTAGCCGTCGAACATCGCCCACAAGTTAGTCGGTCCTTGGTCGACCCACCACGGGACTGAGCCGAACTGATTGATGAGGTCGCTTGGGTCGTGGCCCACGTTGGACGACGCGGAAACACTTTCGTATATCCGGTGCGTCACGGTACTGATGCACCGCTCACCCAGGGTGTACGCTTTCAGCATCGAAAACGTAGCGTAATCGGTTTCCGGTACGGTCGAGCTTACGATCATGGCGCCGGTAATGGCTACCGGCGCCAGAATGCTGCAGGGTTGGCTCATGCGGGAATCACTTTCACTCTAACTACGTTTCCGCCGGCGCTGACGTTGTTGAACTGCTTCGCCAACTGGTCAGTGCTGCCGGCGGACTTGCCAGTGGCCACGGCGGTCTGTTCCATTGGCACGCGCAGCTCAGCGAGTTCGCGCCGCACCTCGCGCAGCTCCGCGACGACATCGGCGTTACCCCCACCGCCCAGCATCGAGCGGGTCTGATCTGCGTTGAAGATTCGCGCCGGCCCGGTCGCCTCAAGTTCAGGGCCGCGCTCGCCCACCAAGCGCAGGCCACCGCCGAAGTCGCCGCCATTGGCATACCCAGGAACGCCGTGCGTGCGCAGAAATTCAGCCAAAGTGCCGTTCTTGCGCGCATCGAGTTCCGGCCGCGCCGCCTTCATAAAGTCGGCCAGCTCGGTGTTGTCGACAGATTCGCCGTACGCTTTTTTCCAAAAGTCGATACCGCTCTGCTGCCCTTTGCGACCCAGTACCTTTTCGAACAGCCCTTCAACGGAAAGCGGTGCGGGGGTGTCCTTCACGCTCTGCACAGCGATCCCGAACGCACGAAGCGCATCAGCGATCGACAAGAGGGTCGTATTCTGTCCGCGCGCCTGGTCGAGCTGCGCCTGGGCAGTCGTGATGATGCTGTCCTGCGCCGCCATCGCCGCCTTGTGCTGATCTGCCATGATCCGGAGCTGCGCCTCGCCCCCGGCCTGCGCAGCACCTGCGGCTTTGTTGATGGAGTCGACTGTCAGCGCAGCAAAGTCGATCTCGGCCGCAGCGTTTGCCTTGAGCGCGGCGATGTTGCTGCCGGTACGGGCCTGATCACGCGCCCATTCTTCAAAACTCCCGAACAGTTGCTGCGATGGTTTGGCGATGGTGGCCAGCGCCTCGTCCAGGCCCTGAATATCGGCCGTGCCACCGCCGCGCGTGGTGATCGCCGCGCGCGCCAGCAGCTCTTGCGCCGAGCGGCGTTGCGCACGGTCGAAGAAGGTCGTTTCGATGACAGTCGACGCCAGAGCATCGTTCAGTTTGCCGAGGACTCCCCGCACTGCATCAGCGCGCGCGTTGATTGCGCTGATCTGTTCCTTCGTTCCGTCCGCCACAGCTTTCAGGTCCTCGACCTTTCGCTGATACTCCGCCTCGAGGAATCCCTTGTCGCGTTCCACTGCGGCCTTGACATTGCCCAGGGCGGTGTTGGCGCCGGCGACGGCGCTGTCCGCCGCAGCCGCCTGGTCCTGCAGCGCGTTCCGGTTCCTGATGAGCGCCGCCGTCAAGGCGCCCAAGCCGACCAGCTCGTCTGCCCGCGCGGCAGCCACAGCACCGAGCTTGTTGCCGCTCAGCTCCATGATCTGGATCTCGATCTTTCTGTCCGTGGCAGCCAACGCTGCAGCAGCGGCCTCATCCTGCAATGCGTTGCGTCGCTTGATGATTTTGGCAGTGAGTGGATCTAAGCCAGCGATCTCGTCGGCACGCGTTGCAGCCAAGGCGCCGACCTTATCACCAGCTAATTCCATGTTCTGGATTTCCAGCGCCCGGTGCTTGTTCGCCAGTTCAAGCTTGCCCACTTCGTCGTAGACATCCCAGTTCGATGCATCGACTTTGCCCCGGCTCTTCGTTGCCAGTTTCTCCGGGCTCATCGTCAGTTCGTCACGCCGATCGATCAGGCTTTCGCGCTCGCTCAGCTTATCGGCGGCCGTCTTCGTTTTCTCAAGCTCTGGCACCACCGCAGCAAATGCTTCCTGCAGGGCCATCAATCCGGTGTACGTTTCCGATCCTGCCTTTGTGGCAAGCGCGCCGCTCTCGGACAGCCCAAGCACGGCCGCCTTGAAATCGTCACGCGTTTTGATGCCGGCCCGTCCAAGCCGCGCCAACTCGTCGGTCACGTATTTTTGAACAGGGGCCAGGCGTTCCGCGTCGCTGAGGAAGTTGGTTGCGAAAGCGTTGGTCTGCTCGGACAACTTGTCAATGCCCCCGGCCATAGCGATCAGATTCTCGCGCGCAGCCAGGCTACCAACGCCAGTCGCGCCAAACGTCATGCCAATCGAGGATAGCGTATTGTCCAGTGTCGCGTAGTTCGAAGACAAGCGAACAATCGTCTCGGTGTACCCTTCGCCGACCTGACGGAAAGCCTCCATGTCTGGAAACACTGCAGCGCTCATTTCGTCCATCGCCTTCGAGAGCGAGGCATTCAGCGCTTCGGTCAGCGCGCTCCCCGTCAAGCCCTTGATGGAAATCTTCGTCATGTCGATGTTTAAGGCGTCGAGGGTCTTGGTCACGTGATCAGCTCCGATGCCAAGCACCACGGCAGCCTCTGAAAGCTCAGTTTCGACATCCTTGAAGATCAGGCCAAACTGCGCCGGAAGCTCACCGCCCAACGCAGCGGTTTGCGGGGTATTTGTCGTGCTCTTTTTCAGCCCAAAGAAGCTCGATTTCGTAACATCGACGCTGGCGTACTGATCGAATCCCCTGCCGCCTTGCAGGTCGCGCACGTTGCCGCCGAACTGGATGCCGCTGTCCACGATGCTCGATTTCGTTTTCCCCCACAAGTTATTGACGAAGCCGGCGATCCTGTCGCCCAGGCCCGGCCCGAACACGCCCTTCGTGACTTCGGTCATTACAGTAGAAATTCCATCGACCGGTTTGCCGATGTTGAGTTGGCCGGTCTGGATGCCAAGATTGGTGCCGTTGGCGACGCCTGGCGCGCGCACGATGAGGTTCGTCAGTCCTTTCATTGACGCCTCGATCGCGCGCAACGCAGCGAGCATGCCTCGGTTGATCGGGACCAAGCTGCCGCTGTGATCCTCCAGCATTTGCAGCGAGCGTGCGATCGATTCCGACTTCCCATCGGTATCGCCGAAAACCGACCCGGTACCCTGGAGTTTTTGCGCATCCGCGGCGGACTGCCCGCCGCCACTGCCGCCGCCTCCGGCGACTGCAAAGCCCAGTGAGGCCATCAGTGCGGCCATGGCAGCCATACGCGCCCACGCCGTGTATGGTTCGCCCTGCGCCTGCGTTGCGACGCCCACTGCCGCTGCGGCAGCGCCCTTTGTCATCGATGCCGCCACGTCGGGGGCGACGCTGGCCACCGTCGCCGCTGTTTCAGTGGCCTTACTGGTGACGAACATGCTCGTGAACGCTGTCAACAGCCCGCTCTTCGTCAGCATATTTTTTATTGCAAGCGCCATTTCGTAAGCACGGAAAGCCTTTTCGGCGCCGTGCAATACCTTGTAACCCACCGTGTTCTCCTTGAAGAACCCCTTCGCGGCGCTGGCCATGTCGCCATACGAACGCACCTGCAGTTGCGCTGACCGCTGCGCTGCGAGCGCGTTGGCGCGTTGAATCATGGCCTGGTCGCCGCCGGCATCCTTGGTCGATTTTTTCAGCTCAGCATCGATGGCAGCCTGAGCGCGCGCGTAGCCAGAAAGCGCCGTCGTCAGCCCACCAATGGCCGTGCCGACGCGGCCAAACGACTCGGCCATTCCCGCTGCGGCCGACTTGGTTACCTCGTCGATCGCAGTCATGATTTCGAGCAGATCCTTGGCCGCCGCAACGCCGCCGGCGCCCCGGTCGAGCGCGACCTTCTTGCCGGTGAGTTCCTTGATTTTTTCCAGCTTCGCAATCTGATCGTTCAGGGCGAACAGTTCGGCGTATGTGGCCGGGCCGGCGTCGAGCGCCGCCTGGGCTTTTGCAATCGCCAGGTCGACGACGGCAACTTCGGTCAGGCCGTATGCGTCGATCTGTTGCTGAAGCGCCTTGGTCTGGTCTTCTAGCGCCTTCTTTTCGCTCTTGATACGGTCGAACATTTCATCATCCGATTTCTCCGATGCCCTCGCAACGCCTTCTTTCAGTGCCAAGGACTGTGCCTGTGCGGCGATGGCGTCCTCCTGCAGCGACATCATGGCGATCTCTGCACGTGCACCCTGAATCGAGGCTTTCGACAGCGCACTTTTCCCGGTCTTGATCTCGGCGTTCAGCTTGATCGTCATCTTCTGCGATTCGGACAGTCTGTTGTTGCCGTCCAGTTCGAGTTTGTTGGCGGCGATTTTCTCCGCGATCGACGTCATCAGATTCTGGTACGCCGTCGCTTCCGCTTTGATCGCTGCCACGTTGCCTTTGTCAGCGTACTTATCCCGAATGCGCTTGACCATCATGTCGTATTCTGCTGTTTTTCCCTTGAGGTCTTCGATCGCCTTCAGTTCGGCCCTCATTTGCTCGTCCTTGGTCGCGTACTCCTTTTTGAATGCGGCCACGCGCTCGCTGGCCGATTGGGCCGCCACAGCGGCGCCAGTCTGCTCAGCTTTCTGCATTTTCTGGGTCAGCTCCGCGATATTCGCCATCGTCTTTTCGCGTTCGCGGTCGATAGCGTTGTTGCTCATCCCCGTCTTATTAGGATCGAACTCGCCCGTGCGCGTGTTCAGGGCATTCAAGCGCCTCGATGCGGCGCCTAGTTGCTCAGTCACCGGGATGGCCTTTTCGGCGCCGGCGGTGCTCATACCGAGATTCTTCAGGCGCAGCAGTTTTTCGTTCTTGTCGATCTGTTCGTCGAGGCCCTTGACGATGCGCGCGTGGGCATCGTCAAACGACTCAAGCGCGGTTTCGTTGGATTCCTTGGCATCCTTGCCCCACTTCGACCAAGCAAGAGCGCCTGCGCTGAGGGCGATGATGATCGCGCCAATGGGGCCGCCCACGAGTGCCAGGCCGCCGCGCAACAGGCCCATTGCACGCGTGGCCAGGGTAGCCGCGCCCGCCTGCGCGGTAATAGCAGCGGTATTGGCGATTGACGCCGTGGTGGCGCCGCCTGCGGCGACGGCCTGCGCCGCGAGTGCGACGGCATGCGCCTCGGCGGCAGCGGCAGCGCGTGCCTGCGCCGGGATCAACCCGTTCTGCGCAATAGCTAACTGGGTCGCACCGGCTGCGCCCAGTACGGCAGCGCGCAGCTCGGTCACGCGTGCTGTCGTGAGGGCGGCGGCGCTCGCCGTGGCCTGTACGTTGGCCTGAGCTTCCGCCAGCTTTGCGGCTGCCGCGACCGCTGCCGCCTGGGTGGTTGCGACGGCGGTTTGCAGGGTGGCTGCGGCCATCGCTCGCTTGGCCGCAGCGGCCGCGTACGCATCGGTGGCCAGACCGACGATCCAGTTTGTAGCCTTGATCGCAATCATGGTCGACATGGCCCACGCCACGCCTGCGAGATTGCTGGACAGCAGACCTATCGCACCGGTGAGCCCGGCCACCGCGCCACTGGCATTGGCCTGCATGCCGACCAGTTCCATGATGTTGTTCTTGAGCACGGTGAATGCGCCGCCGATGGTTTGCACCTGGGCCGCTTCCACCCGCAGTTTCTCAAGGGCGTCGGGCAGAACGGTTGCCATGACCTTTGAAGTGATTTGCCCTTCCTCGGCCATCTTTTTCAGGGCACCGACCGGCAGCCCCATACCGTCGGCAAGCGCCTTCATCAGCCGGGGCGCCGCCTCGTTCACAGCATTGAATTCCTCGCCCCGCAGCGTCCCGGAAGCGAACGCTTGGGCCAGTTGCAGCTGCGCCGATGCCGATTCGGTGGCAGTCGCTCCGGAGACCTTGAGGGACATGTTCACGACTTCGGTGATGGCGGCGACCTGCTTCTGGGAGGTGCCCAGCTCACGCGTGCCGTTGGCGATCCTGGCATACAGCACACCGGTTTCCCCGAGCGCCTGCTGGGATGCTGTCGCAATCCGCTTGACGTCAGCGTACGCCGCTCCATATTCGCGCGCCGACGCTGACGCCAGGCGTAGCTGCGCCGTAAACTTTGCATACGCGTCGGACATTTGAATGAGCTGGGACAAGCCGGCTCCAGCAGCGATACCGGCGAGTGCTGCCTTCGCCATGTCAGCAGCGCGGCTGATGCTCGTGGTGGCGTCGCCGACCACGCGGCGCGCGCTGTCCATGTCGCGCTGCAGCCGGGCGATGTCTGCCCTCAACCGGATTTCCATATCGCCGACGATCATGCTTTTCCTTTAATTTTTGGGCAAAGAAAAGGCCAGCGCGAAGCTGGCCTATCCGTCGAGGAAACTCCTCATTTTTCGCTGATGCTCAGCGCGTCTTACCTGCTCCCCTTCCGTCGATTCGGCAAACGGCGGCTTGCAATCACGCTTTGTCGCGCGATGTGATTCTCCGAAATACTCGCGCGAAAGCTTGATAAGCGTCTCGGCCTCCCATGCGGACAGCTCGATACCGGTGTTTATCTGGCAGTAGCTGATCTCTTGATGCGTAAGCGGGGAATCGCCCATGCTGCCGCACATGGTTGGCCCCCAACTCCACAGCAGGCTGACCAGATGCTCGCCGCAGTCAAGCGGCGGCATCGCCGGCTCGAAATCGTCGCCGAACCTCACCCGCAGCACTTGCAGTCGGGACTTGCCCGGCTCCTTCGATTTGTCGCTTTCTTCCCGTTCGAGCACCGCGCCGAGCCAAGCCGAGTGCCGAACGTAGAGACTTAGGCAGTCGGCGACGCCTTTGTAAAATTTGCGGTATCGCTCAGCAGCTTATCCAGTTGTGCCGGGATGAAGCACAGTTCGAGATCGGTATAGACCGCCATGTGTAGCGCCTTGTCCGTCAGCTCGTCAACCTCGACGTTTTCCAGGCGGTCCGTGCAGGCCGCCAGAAATTCGGCGGTGTCGTTGGTCTGGTCCTCGGCGGTCAAGTCCGACTTACCCTTCTTTTTGTAGCGGTCCATGTTGCGGTTCGACTGGGCGGCCTTCGCCTTCGCGTAGACCTTGGTGCCGGGGCCGAACATGTGAGCACGCATCGGCTTCGATTCATCGGGCTGGCCGTTCGGGCCGTCTGCGTACATCAGTTCGTCGTTGCCGTCGCGCAGGTGGTGAACAGCGGTAGGAACGAGTGCGTATTTTTTGAGGTTGGTCATGGTGATTCCTTTGCGTGGGTAATAAAAATGCCCATGCCAGCGACTGCTCCCACGAAGGAGACAGGCGACAGCCGGTGCTAGTGATGGCCAGGTGGCCGTGATGGTTAAACGGTGACGGTATCGGTCTGGCGCAGCAGGGTCGTACTGCCCTTCAGTGCGTCATTACTCGTGCCGCCATTGCGCTTGAAGGTGCTGACCTGCGCGGTGAAATAGTTGATCCCCAAGTCCTGATCGACGAGCTTGAACGAAGGCACCGTGTAGTTTTTTGAAGCTGCTTTTGCGAGAATTTGCCCGGCGTCGTCCGGCAGCCATGCAAATTCAAATTCTGCGTTTGGCAATTTGAACGAGCCCTTCTTCTCGCGGTCCTGAGCATCGCCAACGGTGGAAAGCGTCGCCATTGAATACTCGCGCCCTTCCACGCTGCCGATGCTTGTCAGGCCGGAGAACTCGACCCAGGTGAGCAGTGCGAATGCCGCTGCGGCGCCCGCGCCCTCTGTTACGGTTGGAGCGCCGTCCGCAATGTAGAGCTTCGTCCCGGCGATAGTGTCAAAATCAATGCCTGCCATGATGTAGAACCTTTCAATGAAAAAAGCCCGCTCGCTGGATTGCGAAACGGGCGGGCTGATAAAACTGTGAACCTGCTGGATAGATCAGATTGGCTCGATGTACGTGACCATGAAATCGCGGCTCTGCTCGAACGTCGGGATCGCGTCGTCTCCCATGTCAGGGCCAATCAGGTCGCGCAGTACGCTGCGTACCGCGCACCCGGCGATCGGCCCCGTGTGCACGCCGGCGCCAAGCTTGGCGGCTTTGAGCACGGCCTTCTGCTGCGGATAGGACGACGCATACACGGTGACCTGAACGCGCGAGGTGACCAGGCTGTTCCCGGCGCGCGCCACCGTGTCATGTTCGTTGCCGCCGACCTCCGTGATGCCGATCGCCGGTAACGCGCCAGCGGGGACCGTGCCGGCGACGATGCGCGCGGCGGGAACCAGGGCGAGGATGGGCTCGTGGGCGAGCAACAGCGCCCGAACGATTGCAACCGCGCTCATTTCTTGCGCGATGCCTGTTTCGGTTCCGGCGCCAGCACCGATCCAGTGCGGCCCAGGGCCGGAACTGCGACACCCTGCTTGATGTGGTACTTCGCCAGGCGATCGCCACGCGGGCTGTCAACAGTGTCGTACTCGGTTCCCGCTTTCAGCTCATGCACGGTTACGCCGTCAAGCGAGCCTTGTACGGTTTTCATCATCAGAATTTTCATGATTACCCTGCGTCTGGAAGGTTGATGCCTTTGGCAGTCAGCCGCGAACGGATTTCTGTGCCCACGGCGGTTGCCGCGCGCGCTGCCCTGGCGTCGAATGCCGGGCGCGCGAACGGGCGCGGCCGGGCACCAGGGTGGTCGGCGTCGGCAACGACATAACCAGCGATTCGGAGCGCCTTGGCGCCGCGTGGCGTGATCTTGTGCGCGCGAGTGCCAAACTCAACCATCTGTGCGTACCAAGCCTTCTTGTTGCCGATCTTGACCGACGCAGTTACGCGGCCGCCCTTGGCATTTGTAGTGACCCGTACACTGCGCCGCAGTGCGCCGCTGTCGACCGGTATGTTGGCCTTCACTTCTTCCTTGAACTCGTTCGCGCCAACACGCAGCGCGCCACGCATGACTTTCTTTTCAAACTTGGCCGAGAACTGCTGCAAAAATGCATCCAGCTCCCGGCCGCCGGTAATATTTTGATCAGCCATTTGCATATCCCTCCAGTTGAAACTCTGTGTGAACCCGGTCATCCAACAGCGCCGGCCCAGCGATGATCTGCATTACGCGGTCACCACGGCTGTGCAAGATGACGCGCATGTCGCCAGTGACGGTGTGGGCGCCCTGCATGCGCAGCCGGGTGCGTTGGACCGATTTACCGAGCCCGTTTTTTGTCGTTTCCGCGCGGCTCGGCAATTCGTCCTGCACATTGGCCCAGTAGCGCACCAGCATCGGAACCCATGTTTTCGTTTCGGTGCCGTACACCGGGTCAGGCTCTCCGACAAGCTGCTCGATCGTGACCTTTTCGTCGCACTTGAAAGGAGCGGCCATCAGCTGTGCACCTTCAAACAGTCGAGCCCTCGGATAAGGTGCGGTGATTCTGGCGTCCCAGCCGGCGCAAAATACTCGCGCACCTTCGCTAAGATGAAGCCCTTGAACGCCGCCGGCGTGGTGGTCTCGTCGGGTCCGTATCCGCAGATCACCGTCAGAATCACAGCCTGGGGATGCGCCCTCGTCGCCGGCCAGCTCGCGCCAGCTGCGAGCGCGACGAATCCCGGCTCGATATCACGCTCGATGACATAGGCGTCTTCGCTCAGCGTTTGCGTGGCGCCGTCGACGTCCAAGTATTCCAAGCTGACCACTTCCACCAGCGGCGAGGACGGCAGCGGAATTACCCCCGCGAAGCCTGGCGCCGTCACCGCATACGTGCGGTTAATGATCGAGCGGCCGGTGAAGTGCTCGGCCTCGGCGGTCACCGCGCGCACGCGGATTTCGATTTCCGCGTCGTGGTCGGCCCCATTGGCACGCGCGCTCGCGCTCGCATCGGCCATGGACACCGCCAGCGCGATATCAGGGGTAAGCAGTCGGATTGCCATCGTTGGTCATGCAATAGAGTTCAAATACGCGGTCAGCACCGGCGCGAGGATCGTTTCGATTGCCAGGTCATTCGGATGGATGCCGTCCGCTAAGTGGTTGTATGCCGCCGCCCAACGCTCAGGCACAGCGCCATCACCAAGGCCAGGGAACGACAAGGTGGTAACGCCCGGAATAGTGGTCAGCCACGAATTGAACTCGACCCGGTATTCTTCTTGCGCAACGGTGTTCGTGTTGTAAGGAAACAGCGGAATAAAAGCGAGGTTGTTGATGCCATTTGCGCGAGCGAATCGCACGATCTCCAACGCGCGCGCCTTGTGATCACTGAAAAGCCGCGCCAGGTTCGCCTGCAAGTACCCATCATTGACCGATGCCGGGCTGATCACCAGCACGTCAGGGACGATGCCAGCGGCGACGAGTTCCTGCGTACGAAGCCAATACTCGGGCGCGCCTTTCGAGCTTGCCCCCATGTTCACGTAGTTGACTGGACGGGCAGGCGTCGAGGCGTCCGCGCAACCACGGAAGCCCCAGGACGTGAACACATCGGCTACCAGCGCATCGTCTTGGGTAATCGAATCGCCAGCCACCACGACAGTCAGCGATGGCACCGCGTAGTGAAAGATCGGGAAGACCAGATGCGACTCGGCGCTGAAACCCAGGTTGTTATTGGGGTTGGTTACAGCATCGGCACCGTAGTTGAACGACTGAATGACACGGCCGCGGTTCGCAGCGTTTGCGGTGCGCATGCTGGCTGGCATCGGACAAAATGTGTACTTCCCGCCCGTTACAGGGTCGTGATCAAGGCGCATGATCCACGCAGGCAGCGCGCCAGGCACATCGACACGCGGCACGGAAGCGAGCGGAATGATGTCTGATACCGCTACTTGCGCCGATGTCACAGAAGCCGGAATTGTTGGCGAGGCCGCGCCAGCGAACGTCACTGCACGGAAGCCGTTGATGCTTCCCGCCGGCGCCATCTGGCCGTAAGTAACGCCCCCAATAACAGGCTTGCAACGATTCGCCGCAACATCTGTCGCAATACTTTCGGTGACACCAACAATTGCTCGCAGGCCCGTGATCGGGTTATTACACAGGTTGACGTACACCAGTTGCACGGCGAAGAAAGGCGCTTCAGCCACCGTGGTCAGGCCCCACGTCGCGCGATATGCCCCACCGTTCGCAACCGGGCCGGCGAACGTGATGCCAGCAATCGCCGCGCCGAACCATTTGCACGCACCCTTGATGCTGCCCATCGGAAAACGGCGAGCACGCGACCCGAAGTCGAGCGACACAGCAAGGCCACCCGCGCTGCTCGAAACCAGGGCGTTTGCGCGCGGCTGCACCGGCGCGGGGGACGACGTGCGAACCCCGCCGGTGAGATCGAGCGTCGCATTCACGCCGCCAGCAAGCAACGCATTTGCGGTTGCGTCGTCCAACGTGATAATGGTTTGAGGAGGATTGCCCTTGTATGTGGAAAGTAGGCGAATGGTCTTCATTATTTCGCCTTCGCTTTACTGGACTTGTTCGTTGGCGCGTCGATCATTTTGTTTTCGGGCGCGTCCGACATCTTTGCGCCTTCATCGGGGCGGTTGTCGGCCGCTTCGCGATCTAGCTCAGCGGGCGGCCCGGTGACTATGGCGATCAGCCCGACTGCTTGCAGTTCAGCAGCCTCCGGCCTCGTCAACTCGAACTCTTGGCCGACGTGCGTGTTCAGGGCGCCGTGCGAAAAACTGGTGATCGCTGTGACTTTGATTTTCATGTCTACCTCCTGATTGTTGAGGAAGCGGCGCCTCGCGGCGCCGCCCATAACGCCGTTACGCTGGCGTGATGTCGCCCTTGACGAATGCTTCGGGGCGGTACACGGCCAGTGCTAGACGTTCCTCGGCCAGGATGGTCAGCAAGTTGTTCACGAAATCGTCCTCGTTCTCCGTGGCGATGGTGACGGCGGCTTGCTGGCGGTCGAACACCTGGGCGCCCATGCGGAATGCGCCGACCAGGAACTGATCGACGGTCATCGCCTGGGTGGCCACCACAGGGCGACCCCACAGACCAGGCTGAGCCAGGGATTGCGGGTTGGCGAAGATGTAGGCGCCGGTCGTGTCCTTCAGAAGCTCGATTGCCGCCCAGTCGGTTGGGTGCAGACAAATACCGGTCGATGGGTATTCGGCCAGCTCGGCCTGCAGAAGGGCCAGGCGCAGCACGTCGATGCGCGTGGGCGATGCGATGACGATCGGCGGCACGTAACCAGTGGCTTGGGTATAGATGCCGTTCAGGTTGTTGCCCACGCCAGAGCCCTTGAGCAGCTGCGCTTCCTCGGCCAGCATCAGGCCATAGCGCAGCTTCTCGTCGATAACCGACTGCAGCGCCGGGAAGTCGGACAGGATCTCGCTCGAAGCCTTGATGAAGTGCGGGATCTTGACGACCTGTGCATTTTTCAGGACGAAGTTGATAGATGATTCAGGCTTGCGCACGCCCTCGGCGGTGGTTGCCGCCGCGTTGGTGAAGCCGCTTTCTTGCAGGTACTGATACAGGTTCGATGCGGTGGTACCTGGCGAGATCAGATCACGCACGGTCATGCGTCGTTGCGGCCCAAGCTGTACTCCAGGGGCGCGGTCAGCCACTACACCAGTCCCTGCGCTGGCGTTCAGGCTGGTGATCGCCTTCATGCTGACGGTAATTTTGCTGTTCTTGCTCCAGCCGCCGTCCATCTGCTCCTTCAGTCCGGTTGAGCCGATGACCAGCTCGCCGGCGGTCTTGACGCGGCCCTCGTCGTCGGTGCCGCCGCGCCGGGCCATCTTTTGCTGGATTTCCAGCAGCTGGGCCTGCAATTCGCCCTGCTTGACCAGCAGCTCGTCAACACGGCCCTTGGTTTCAGTCGACATGTCGCCAGCCTTCTTGGCTTCGAACATGGCCTTTTCGCCCTGTTCCTTAACCTGGTCGCTGATTTTCGCCAGTTCCTGCTTTACTTCGATTTCGGTAGCCATCTTTGTTCCTAAAATAGAAAAAGCCCGCAAGTGGCGGGCCTTAATGAGGGAGGGTGAAACGCGGATTACAGAATGCTGAAACCCTTCAACGCGGCAAGCGTGTCGCCAAGATCGCCCTCGGCCTCGCACCGAGTAAGCAGTTTCGACAGGCCACTGCCGGCGATGGCTTTAGCCTGCGTTCGTGAAAAGCCACCTGCATCGCACAGGAACTTTTCGAATTCGGGAAGGGTTGGCATGCGGCCGGCCTCGATCAAACTCTTGACGTCGGCCACACGCGCGTCATCGTTCATCGGGTTGGTGACCACGCTGATTTCGACCAGATCGAGCTTTTGCAGCGTGTAGACGCCCGTGTCCTTGTTGACGCTGTAGTCCTTGACGCGGTACCCGATCGACAGGCCGGTGATCGTCTTGGTGCTCATGCCCTTGTGCGCCAGACGTGCGTATGGCGCGTCGTCGAGCCACAGCGACGCCTCCCCCAGCAGCCCGTGGTCGTCCTCTTTTAGGTCTTCCCATGCACCAATCGGCTGATCCGACTGGTGCTGCCACAGCACTGGAACTGTGCGGCCCGACTTCTGCCACTTGCTCAGGCTTTCCGCGAACGCGCCAGAAGCAACGATATCGCCGCCCTTGTCGACCACGTTGAACACCGAGCCGTAGCCGGAAAAGCTGCCCTTGTCGGTCAGGCTTTTCAGCTCCAAATCAATCGATTTGTGGAGGATTTGCATCGTTGTTTTCCTTGATTCCAAGCCATGACAGCACGGCCGACTTGGCCGCCTGGGCCGTGTTGGTGATTTTTCCCAGCAGCGAGAGCGGGATCAGATTGCTTTGCACGGTCAGCTCGTCGCCGCCTGGCAGCGGCGGGTCGTTCTCCAGCGCGCGGCATTCGTTGCGGGTTTTCAGGCCGTTCGACGTCGCTGTCGCGTACACTTGGAACCGGGTCACGCTGTCCCCGCGCAGCAAGCCTTCGACGCTGTATTCCGAGAAGTAGCGCGCGCGTTCGGCAGGCTTCATCAGCGATTTTTTAATGCCTTGCTCGATCCGTACCATGTATGCGCGCAGCACGTACTGGATCAGGTTCAGATTGATCTGCTCGCGCCCGGTGCCCCAGTTCGATACGGCGGTGCCGTGGCCGATCATTGACGGCGGCATGCCGAACCAGCGGCAAAGGTCTTCCACGCTGAACGAGCGCGTTTCCAGCATCTGTGCGTCGGCTGGGTGCATCGAAAGTTGCGTGAACTCGGCGCCGCCTTCGAGCAGCTGCAGCTGGCCTGTGCGGGCGTCGCCAAAAACGGCGCCCATCACCTTCGTTTTCATCTGCGCACGCTGCTCGATGGTGAGAAATTCGTTTACCGACACCACGCCCTGCGTGCGCATGTTGTTGGTGAAGGTGCTGGCCGATGCGTTCTCGGTCGCCGTGGCGCCGGACATCGACCGCCAGCCGGCCGTTATTGGGGAAATCCCCATCAGGCCATCGGTGCCGAAGCCTTTAATGTGCCAGATTTCGCCCTCGGTGAACTCTTTCTGCCCGCGCGGATCGGCGTACAGGTAGCGCACGCCACCATCCGGGTTGCGGCGGACAGCCATCAGGGCCGGATTTAGCGGGTCCAGCGCGACGATGCGGCCGGCGGCGCCGTAGCTTTTCAGACAGTACGCGTTCCCCCACAGGCAAATTTGCGATACGACCGCCTCCCAAAATTCGACGGCGGTCATATCCGCATTCGGCGAATCATGCAACAGGTAATAGAGTGGGTGATCGCGCGCCACCACGCGAATTTCGCGCCCATTCACCACCTTGCGTTCGTACGTGATCAGCGGCAGCGTCGCGATTGTTTCCGCAATCAAGCGCACGCAGGACCAGACCACCGACAGCTGGAGCGCCGCGTTCACGCCTGGCGTGCCGTTGCGCACGTCGCCATAGTTGAGCGTTACATCCTTGTTTGCGTCGCGCACGCCGCGATAGGCCACTGCGTCCCGGATCGAAAAGTAAATACTCTTCAACGCCAAGCCGGTGGCCGCTGCCTTGCTGAATAATTTCATGCGCTATTGGTCCAAAAGGTAATCGTCAAGGGAGCCGCTTTTTGTTTCGGCCTGGGGCATGACGCCCACCGCCATGGCCAGCGCCACCATGCCGTCGATGCGTCCGCGCGCCGTGCGCTTGTCGAACTTTCTTGCGCCGCTGTCGCCCACCACCTTGGCGTTCGCGCAGCACATGTTGAGCACAGGGTGTGAGCCGTGGCGCAGCTGCGCATTCAGCAGCCGCACCTCCAAGTCGCGCAGCGCCGGGGTCATGCTGGCCGTGCCCTGGCCGAACTCGACAAACCGTTCCAACTCCGCCTCCGAAAAACCCGCTTTCACGAGCCAGGGCTTCAAAAATTTCATGTTGTAGCGGTCGAATCCGATCGCCTGGACGTCGAAGCGGTCGAAAAAACCGCGCAGATACTCCGCCACAAACTCGTATTCGATGGCCTTCCCAGGCGTCGCGTTGAGAAAACCCTGCTTTTCCCACAGGTCGTACGGCACTTTGTCCTTGCGCGACTTCTCGGCAAGACCATGTTTTGGCACCCAAAATGCCGAGTGCACGCCACCGGATTCGTCGACGCCCACCAGGGCGGTCAGATCGTTGACGCTGGACAGGTCGAGGCCGGCCCACACCTTCATTCCGGCAGCGTCACCTGGCGCGCCATTGTTCGATTCCCAGGTCGACCGCGCGACGAATGGCGAAACCGCCTCGACGCGCTGGTTCAGGATCAGGTTCCGGAACTCCGACTCGTTGGCCGGCATGTCCATCGCTTGCTTACATTGCTTACGCACATCCTCAAGGGACCGGAAGATGCCGAGCGCTGGATTCGCCGCCGCCCACGCCGTCGGGTCGTCAAGCTGGCAATCGGCCGGCGCCGCGTAGACGTGACACACAACTCTCGGGTCCGGCGCGCTCGCCTGCGCATCGATCCAAGTCGAAAACAGATCGGCATCCGTCGGCGCCTGCGTGCTGATCGCAATCAGCAGCGGGTTGCTGTATGCGCCCTGGGCCGACGTGATGGCCGAAACGAACTTGTCGGTAGGCCCGATGATTTGCCCGACCTCATCGAGAATCGCCAGGATCGGCGACAGCCCGTGAGCCGTCTTCCCCTCAGCGGATAACGCCTTGTACAGGACGTTGCGTGCCAGGCCGATCAGGCGCTTGCCGCTTGGCTGAACGCGGACCAGCTTCGACAGCACCTCGCTCATCTCGATCATCTTGCGGGCCAGCTCGAACACCACTGCCGCCTGTTCTTTCGACTGGGCGCCGCTGATGATCTGGCTGTTGCGTACAGCCTCAGGCCCGACCAGATGCGCCAGGAGGATCGCGCCGATCAGCGCGGTCTTGCCGTTCTTCCGTGCGATCGATAGGTAAGCGCTGTGCGTGCCGAACGGGTTGTCGTAGATTTCTAGGATAAATCGGCGCTGGAACGGCTCAAGCCGGATCGGTTTCCCGATGTGGTCGCCCTCAGGCGCCAGGCAATACCGCTCGACGAATGCACAGACTTTTTCGCCTCGGGTGAGCGGCTTCTTGGTGCAGTATTTTTCGTCGGTGTCGATCTCGATGGGCTTGGCTGCTTTCGCCTTACGTGGCGAGGAGCCCATCGTCCTCTTCTTCCAGCTCGTCGCGCAGCTTCCGTGACTCGCGCTCGACCTTGCGCTTGCCGGCCTGGTCGCGCGAGTCACCGGCGACCCGGCCACCCATACGCAACGTCCGCATCAGCGCCATTTCGCGCCGGGCCAGCTGCTCCATCACAATCGTGCGCGGGTTCATCACCGGCGTGCCGCGATCGTTCATGATCACGCGCCCCTCGACGCGCAACGCTTGGTCTTCCTCGGCAATGTCGGCTTGGCACTGCGCCAGCTGCGCCGCCACCACCAAATCCACGTCGGTCCACTCGTCTCGCGCGCGCGCCCGCACAACTCCGGTCCAAAAAGGCACCGCCGAAGCAGTCAGCGTCACGTAGTTCGGCACTTCGATGTCGGGTTTGGCGGCGTCGACCATGGCCTTGACGGCACTGGCGGCAGAGTCGGCCCTCGTCCGTTTGGTCTTGGTCGTCATATTTTCCCTGGCGTTTTGTGGGTTAGCGTTAAATCGAAGGGAGAGCGCGGTCCTGTGTGGGCCAAGTCCCCCTAGTTTGGGGATGCCCCCACGGCAACATTTCCTGGTAGAATGTTGCTGAAGATGAATGTTTCTCGCCGCGCATCATTCGGAGACGGGCCAGCCATCGGCGCCGATCGTCACCACCCGCCGCTTGGTCTTCCCCTGCTCGGCTTCGGTCTTCACCTCGTGGCACGGTCCGCAGATTGCCTGGAGATTGCTAGGGTCGTCTGTGCGTGCGTCAGACCAGCGCAGCGCCGCGCACTTGGCCTTGCTCACCACGTGGTCGACTGCGTACGCGATGACGCCGTAGCGGCCCGCCTTGAGGCACACCTGACACAGGCCGCCGTCGCGCTCCATCACCACCTTGCGGACTCGGTCCCATGCTGCGCCGTAGCCGCGCTCCTGGCGGGATTGCTTGGACCAGGCCATCGCTATGCGTGCGCCTGGGGATCGTGATCCACAACACGGTCGACCAGCGCCTCCACGCGAGCACGCATTTGATTCTTGATGTGCGTACAGCGCATATCGGAAACGAACGTGTGCATACTGGTGAACGTTGGATTGATGCCGAGCTTGTTGAGCTCGGCCTCGATCGCGCGGCGTAACGGCTCCAATGCCTCCTTCTCACTGCGTTCTACATCCGCCTGGATACGTTGCTCGATCATGCTGGTTACGCTGGTTCCCGTGTTATCGCACATGGCCTATTCCTTGGTTAGTTGTGTAAGTGCGCTGCCGGCGATCAGTGAATGCGACTGGCGGCGGCCGTTACACCCTTGTCGATCACGCGCTTCACCCTGTTCATGTTCGGTTCCATGCCAGTGACCGCGCAGATAAACGCAAGCGTGCGCAGGTAGGGCATCAGCCACCAGGCGACGCGCACGTTCAACGCGCATGTGATCGTGCGTGCCGGCTGCTCCGGCAATTCGGTTGCTGTCGTCATGGCTGCTCGTTCATGTCGTCGTTGTTATGCGGGATGAGGCCCCAGCCTAGCTCTCGGCGAATGTCGGCGGGCGTGGGCGGCGGGTCGTCCTGCTCGGGATGCGTGCGGCGGTCCATGTAATCGCGCACCTGGCGCTTGTCGGGCTTGGTGGTCTGCGTCATGGTAGCCTCACGGTGTACTGGCGGTAGCTGTAGGATTCGAACCTACGCAGCCTTTCGACTGTACGGGTTAGCAACCCGTTGCCTTCGGCCACTCGGCCAAGCTACCTGTGATCTGGCGGAAGATGAAGGAATCGAACCATCAGCGTTGCCACTGGCACGGTTTTCAAGACCGCTTTGCGCCCTGCGCGCCATCTTCCAATGCAAAAAGCCCCGCTGACCTTTCGGTGCGGGGCTTCTCTGTGCCTAGTTGCTATCTGCAAGCTGGGCGGGCAAATTTCGGTGGTCGGCGTGCTTTGCGATCAGCACGGCGGAAAGTACATCGGCGCCCGGAACTCACCTAGACGATCGACGTGACGCCTTCCAAATTAGTATGTTCCAGATACTCGAACTCGTTCATCAGCGTTGCGATGAGCTCGTGGCCAGGCTTCCTGTCACCCTGTGCTGCGGCTTCAACAACATTTGCTATACGCGCTAACAACCTGTGCTTTTGAGCAGAGGTGAATACCACGAAGCCATTGGTTTCGCGCGAATCATCGTCTTTCGTTCCCTTCAGATTATCATCCCGGATAGTCTCAAATGCCGAATAGAACCCTTCAGGAACACTTTTCGCTCGTGTCAACGCGTCAATAATAAAGCCGATAGCCTCATCCTTGTTGGGCGCCTCAACCTCTGCCCGCAACAGGATATCGTACACAACTGGAAAACGCATTCTGGCCTCCTCAAATATAAAGCGACCAGTATAGCCTTCTGAAATAAAAAAAGCCCGCTGACCTTCTGGTGCGGGCTTTATTTCCGGGCGCAAAAAGTCCCGATGGCAGCTATTCTACTATCGCTCGTAGCGATGTCAATGAATTGTGGAAATATATTTTCAAATTAACCGTTTCGGAATCGGCGCGCGCCGCGTATCTGGTGCCCCACTTGCCGGTGCTAATCGCTGCTGCAACTGCTGCCGCCACTATCGGATGAACTCGACGAGCTGGACGAACTCGAACTACCAGACGACGAGCACGACGAACTGCTGCCCCAATCGCCGGAGGCACCGCCCCCATCGAACGTGCCGCCCTGGCCATGACACGAACTGCGCGACGCAGGGCTGTACGAAGCCGCCGATGGGAACGTAGGGACGTCATGCACGACATACCCGTTGTCGCTGCTATGTGGTGAATCGCGGCGACGCGGCGGTGCGGCAGCTGGAACCGGAGATTGCGGTCTCGCCAATTTCGGCGAGACCTCGTTCTTCGGTCCCGGCGCAGGCAAAGCGTGAGGCCCTGGCGCCGATGGGCGGCCTGTCTCGCAGTATGGCGTTGCTTCGCCCTGCTCAACAGCGCCGATTGCATTCTCGGTAAAAACCGCAGGTGGTGGCGGTGGCGGCTGGTGCGCTGGGGTATTGCGCCTCGCCGAGAGCTGGCGGACAAATCGGTTGTGCTTGCGGTTGAGAGCCCAGAACAAAATCACAACAAACGCCAATACACACGTCCAGATTGCTAAGTAGATCATGAATGCCTTTCGTTGTGCCGCCCGGATCGCGGGGCGGCCGGCGCGTTATTTCGTTTGCTGCGCTGGGCTGGTGTCGCCCCGGGATGGCGTGCTGCGCAGGTAGGTGATCAGATCGGCGAAACTCGGGCACAACTCTTCCGCGCGGAATGTTCCGCCGCTGTCCATTTCCCGACGTATTGCAGAGACCAAATCTTTCGGTGTGTTCCCGGCGATCTGTTTGGCCGTTGCCTTCGCTTTCCCCTGGAGCCGCGCCGCCTCGACGTGCTCAGCGATGACGGCGCCGGCGCGTCCGCCGCTCTGGCGCACGATCTTCGCTGCGTTGCTCGCGCTGATCTGCTTTTCAGTAACAGCGAGCTTCACATCGCTGTTTGCGTCCGCGAGCACCAGGGCATCACTGACGTTCTGCACAGAGCGCCCGACCGCCTCTGCGATTGCGGCCGGCGTCCAGCCCCAGCCGACGAGCTTGCGATACTGCGCCGAACGCTCCAGTGGCGTGAGGCCGAGGCCCTGCGAGCTGGTGATCAGGTGGATGACCCGCTCCGCATCGCCGCCGCGAAACTGCTTGGCGCCCAGCTGGAAGCCTCCGTCAGGTTCGCGGACGCCAGGCTCGGCCAGCCATTCAACCGCGGCTGTGACCCGATGGTGCCCGTCTACCGCAATGATCGCGCCCTCCTCGATACGGACCTTGATGTCGTCAAGCTCGTGCCCGGCACGCAACGAGGTTTTGATCGACTCCACATGCTCGCGGTTAATCGGCCGGTTGAAGCCAGGCTCGAACTGCACCAGGCGCGGATCGACGCCCCAGCTTTTCACGGTCGACACGCCAGGCGTGCCGCGCTCTTTCATGACCTTGAGCGAAACTGCTGGCTTCTCGCTGCGCTGATTCGTTGGCGCTGACTCATTCACTTGACCCATCTTTGTTCTCCCATTTTTATGGCGGAATGCGCCGCCTCGCTGTGCTGAATAATCTGTGTGCTCTAACCAGTTCGACGCCATAAGCTCCACTCTTGCGCCCCTTTTTGGTAGCTCTGGTAACTGCTATATTCGTAGCAGTTACCAGAGCGTCGCAGAGAGTTATCGGGCCGAATCAACAGGCCACGCGGCCCCTGAGCGTCTTGAAGAGGCTGTCGACCGCCTGATCGAACAACTTGGCGAAATCCGCGCGCCAGACACCGCGTGTCTTGAGGCCGTAATGCGTCATAACTGCCTCGCGCTCGATGACCTGCAGCTCCCAGACGGCCGTATGGACTTCGCGCACCAGGCGCTTGTTGACCTCGATCTCCATATCTTCGAAGCTGTGTATCCGAGCGTCCGGCGCGCCAAGGCACTGCCGGGGCGCGCCCTCGGCAATTGGCTCGCCCGTTCTGATCCATTCGGCCCATCCGTCGAGCAGGCGCACCACGTTCTGGTAATGTTCTTGCTCCACGGTGTTGCGCACCAATGGCGGCAGTGTGGCAACGCGTACAGGCTTGAGCGCTGGCGGCGTGCTGTCTTCGGTCACGTCAACGAAAACGATGTCCGGTACCGACGCGGTCTTGACGGGCCAGCGCAGTGTGAGTGTCGGGCGCTTGCTCATGGGCGCACCTCGACTGCGCGCGCGGCTGCGGCTTCGGTTGCGATCCGCACCAGCGCCGTGTCGTGGCAGGCCACCAGGATGGCGTGCCAGTCGCCGCGGCGAGCCCAGTAGGTCGTGCGGCACCAGTTCACTTCTTGCATATCGAACTCCTTCATTTTCAGTAACTCCATCAGGCGCTGCTCAATTTTTGCGGGAATCGGGCGGTCGCTTTTCGTCATGCTTTTCTCTCGGCCATAGTGGTCATTTAGAGGGGTTGGTTGGAACCCCTCCGCAGTTGTTAGGTATGAGGGTTAGGTGTCCCTGGCCCCCGAGCAAAATCAGCAAAAACTTGTATCGAAAGTGACGTATTCACGGATGGTCAGTTCCGCTACGGCTCGCCCAGGCCGCCCCCTCGCTCTTTCGATTGGCGCACTCTGGTAAATGCGCCTGCCGAACGAGCCAAGCATTCCAACTCTGTACCTCTGTTCGCTCCGGCCTGTGCTCTCAGGCCTCGGCAAGGCCCCCTCTGCGCCTTGTTCGTGCTGTGCCCTGGTGCTCGACGGTGCCGTCGGTCTTTTTGCGGTGTGGGCCGATTCAGGCCCTTGCACGTTTTTTCTGGTGTCGTCCGCTCCACCTGGTCCGCGTTTCAAACGCGCCCCTTCGTCTTGCCTCGATTTCAAATCCGCCCAAGCCGACGAAATTCGTCGAACTGGTACTGCATTCGGCTTCGAACGAAATTCGGACGAAGTCGAATACAGGCTGCTGCCCTACTTCGCGCGCAGCAGCCGCGCTTCCCGCATGACCTTCAGCTTGATGTCGGCGAACACGCTCGCCTGCACCTGGAGCACCGTGCGCTTGCGGGTGAAACTGAACGCTTGGCCTTCTAGCGCCAGCTCCATCTGCTCCATCAAGTAGTCGTTCCAGTCAGTGCCCTTGCAGGCCGGCGCCGCGACGCCTACGCCCAGCAGCTCGGCGGCGGCGTGCGCAGCATCAAGGCCAGGGTTACGGCCAATGCGCGCGGCAGTCTCGTGGTCGTTGTCGGCGCACACGACGCCCATACCGGAGCGGTCCATGCGATCCGCGACGACGGGAAGATTTCCGGCGTTGAACGCAACGATGACGCGGCAATTCGGGATGGCTTGGAAGACAGTCAGGCCGGTGGCGAAACCCTCGACGAGAACTGTGACGGCAGCACCGGCCCGCTCGATGGCGTAATACGCACTCTTAGTCGTGGCGCCGAAGTGGAATTTCTTCTCGCCGTCCGGCGAAATGCGCTGCAGGCTGAGAATCTTGCCGTTGTAGAGCATCGGGACAACCAGCCAGCCGTCGGCGTCGACGCGCAGGCCGACGCAGCCGGCCACGCCCAAGCCCTTGCCCACCAGGTACGGGTGGCTGTCGCGCAGCGGCGCACACTTCGCGTAGAAGGCGCGCGCGCCAAGGGTGGCTTCGCACAGCGCGGCCCGGCGTTCAGCCTGGCGGCGTGCGATGGCGGCGCGGTCGATTGGCGCGGCCAGCGCAGCGGCGTCATCACTGGCGCGCCACATCACCGGCTCGGCGTGCACGGCGTAATCTTGGCACCAGCCGACCAGGCCGTCGTCGGCCAGCTTGATGCTGCCGTTCTTCTTGCGCGGGTGGCTCTCGGTCCGGCAACGGATCCAGCGGCCAGGCGTGAACGTATCCGGCACGATGATGCCGTTCGCCTGGACGAATTGGTAAAAATCGCTCATGCGCCCTTTGCCTTCGCCTTGGCGTAAGCCATATTGCGCGACTGAATCCACCGCAGCACTTCAGGCGAAGGTGGCGCCGGGGGCACATTGCCGTTCGCTGGCCATTCATTGAATTTTTCGCGGAATTTGGCCAGCGCCCATTTGTCGGTCTTCTGCTTGTCAGTTGCGTACTGGCGCAGTTGGGCGTAGAAATCGCGCTTCACCTCGGGAGTTGGCGGGGCTTTTTTAGTACCCTTGACCTCTTTCAGCACTCCAGACACCTGCTCGATGATTGCGGATTTCTTGTACACCGCGCCGCAGGCCGGGCAGGCAGGTGCGGCATCGTGGACATGGAAGCAGGTCGGGCACCTTGCAGGCTTCTTCTCGGTCTTCGCGGCGGGCGCTTTCGACTCCTTCGGCTTGCCACCGTCCAGCTCGTCGATGCCGTTTTCGAAGAAATCCTGAACCTCGGTCCAGAAACGCATGCAGTTGCCGCTGTGGTCCAGTACGATCGCCTCGGTCTTGCCGGTGGACTTCGAGCAGCGCAGCACGCGGCCCAACATCTGGATATGCACGGCCAGGGCCTTGCGTAGCGGGCGCGCCAGGATCAGCACCTCGATGTCGGGCACGTCGAAACCGCGTGTCAGGCTCTCGATGCTGATCAGGCCGCGAATATAGCTGTCGGGCTTGCGGAACTCGGCTACAGACGCGTCGCGCTCCTCGTCGGACTGCTGATAGGTGTACAGGTTAGCCACCACGCCAGCGGCCATGAATTGGCGCTGTAATTCTTCCGCGTGTACGACCGACGAAGCGAAGGCGATAAATTTCTTTCCTTGCCCGTGTTCCTTGTAGCCTTCGATCACGTCGCCGATGATCGGCAGCGCGCGCGATTCGGCTTCCTTCTCCGACCATTCGCCCGCCACCACTTTCGCCCCGGTCATATCGGGCTCCGACGCGGCGAACACACGATACGGCACCAGCTTGTCGTCGGCGATCAGCTGGTTCGTAGTGGCCGCATTGATGACGTGATCGAAGTACTTGCCCAACCCCTTCGTAAAAGGGGTCGCGGTCAAGCCGATGGTGAAGCACTTTCGCTTTTCCAGCCGCTTTTTAAGCGAATTCGGCAGCACATGGCACTCGTCGACCACCAGCAGCTGGACGTCCAGCGGGTCATCCTTCAGCGTCTGGAGACTGACAATCTGGATAGGGTTAGCACGATCAAGCCGCTCATTCTGCGCCTGCAAAATGCCGTGATCCAGGCCGTACTTGTCGAAGCGCTCGGACGCCTGATTGACCAGGGCAATGCGGTCCATGATGAAGGCGCCGCGCTTATAGTTCTTCTTCACCGTGGCGAGAATGGCGGTGGCCAGCTCGGTTTTACCAAAGCCGCACGGAGCTTGAATCAGGATGTTTCGGTATAGAGGAAAAGCGTGATGGAGCGCATCAATCACGGCGGTCTGTAGCGGATAGAGTCGGAGTTCTTCGGCCATTACGCCTCCTTCGAAATCGGGGTGATGCACGACAGGATGTCGCTGTATTTTTCAACGCCGGCAGCCTTGCGCATTTTGTCCAGCAGCTTCGTGTAGTCGACCACCTTCTTGTTCGCCTTAATGAAGTCGTCGAAGCGTGTAGCGGACAAACTCATCATTGCGTCGCGTTCCAGCGCCAGCGCCTCAATACGCGCCGCTTGGTCGCTATCTCCGAGAAACTTGATACGCTCTTGAAGTGCCGCGTTTTCTGCCTCAAGTGCAGCTACCTTCGCTTCTTCTGCGCGCAGAAGATCGAGGAAATCGGGCGTGTCATCGTTGTCGGGGTAGTCGCCAGCGTGGGCGAATTCGGACACCTGGTGCGCGCCTGCGGCCAACGTGCTGAAATCCGGGGCGTCTTCGTTCAGCGCCGGCGGCTCGGGTGACTTGGCCGGCGCCGCGGCTGCTGTTGTTGGTGCTGGCGCCGGCTTGGCCAAGGTGGCCAGCACCGCTTTGGCCGACACCGGTTTGCCTGCATCCTTGTGCTTGGCGATCAGCGCCTCGACATCGGCCAGTGGGATGGTGGCCAGTTTTTCGTACCGGTTTGCCGTTGAGGTGGAAATGCCCGCGTCGGCCAGCACCTCAGCCTTATGCTTCCCACCGGAGGGAACTATGCCGAAGCCACCGCTTTGTTTGGCAATCCCGGCGCTGATTTCACCGATCGCACGTTGGGCACGCAGCTTGATCTCGGCGGCCCACTGCTCCAGCTCGGTGTCGTTGGCCTGCTTGGCGTACAGGCGCATCGCCTCTGACTTATCGCGGATATCCTTGATGTCGTCGACGTTGCGGCAGGCGGCCAGTGCTTGGCGCGCCTGGTCGTATTTGATCAGGGCGCTCATGCAGCTACCGCCCCGGCCAGTGCTTGCTTCTTGGCCAGCGCCTGAATGTACGTGCGCAGCGGGCCTTCGTTGCGGAACCACTCTCCGTCGGCCCGCACGCGTTGCGCGGCGAAGCGGCGATGCAGCACGAATTCTTCTTTGATGCCGCCCGGCTCATGCGCGGCCAGCGTCATCGGATACGGGCAACCGGTTTGCAGGCCGGCTATTCTGCTGCCTGGCTGCCCGGTCGTCTTACCGATTTTGACGAATGCACCAGCGGTCACGAAGTAGACGAATTCCTGGGTCACATATTTGCCAGCGGTGCCATCGCGGCGCGGCGAGTGCCTCATCCGGGTCCACGTTAGTTCGCCAGCAGTACTGCCGTGGTTTTTGAGAATCAGGTCTATGGCCATCCCGACCCAATGCGGCGCAAAGGCACGCTTGGAATAAGTCTCAAATCCGCCGGGCATCGCCACGCAGCAATAGTGAACAAATCCCGAATCGTTCGCACTAGGCCACGTCTCAACGAGGATTAGCCCGCTGGTGCGGCTTGGCCGGCTGAGCCCAGTCCAACCGTGCGCGAGCAGATCGGACGGCGCCAGCGGCAGCGTCGATTCGAATCCTTCCTCGGCTGTGAAGGCAGACGGCAATGGCGGCGCAACGTCCATCACGCGCCCCACAATTGAAAGCGATTGAATGCACGGATGACGGTCGAGCCCTTGATCAGCTCGAGGCAGTACAGCTGCATGACAGTGCGTTTGATGATGGTTTTCATAGCGCTCCCCGGAATTTGGGCGACAGTTACCCCTGCGCCGACCGGGAGCCCGGTAGCGTTGCGAATGATTTTCATGGAAAGTCCTTAGGTTGCCGTCGGTTCAGCGACTCGGGCAAAGCACGTTTGATGCAGCGCGCAGATAGCCTTGAACGTCGAGATTTTGCAGTCGTCTTGACCGTTCAAAATGCGGTTGACGGTAGGCTGGGTAGTTCCGAGCTCGGCTGCGAGTCGAACTTCGGTCCAGTCTTGCTGTGTCTTGATTTCCCTCAAGAGGGTTGAGATATTTTTGTCCATGCACACATTCTATTCATGAATGAGTAGTTTTGCAATGCATTCGTTAATAAATTTCTTGCACTGAGCTATGCGCGTATGTATCATGCACGCATGGACATCTCAAAACGACTAGAAGAAGCTATGCGCGACGCCGGATTCGCGTCCCAAAGCGCGCTTTCGCGCGCCTCCGGTGTACCCCAGCCCACAATCAATCGAATTGCACGTGGCGCTGGATCAAAAGGCCCAGAAGCACACACACTCACCCTCCTGGCGGAAGCGTGCAATGTCAACTTCCAATGGTTGCATGAGGGGACAGGGCCGAAATTCCGCTTGGCGCCTAATGAACTGCATGAAGATTTCCTAAAAGTTACGGTATTGGCAGAGGGCGAAGAAGACCCGCGCTTTGTCTCGATCCCAATGGTGACCCTGCGCCTTTCTGCTGGCGTTACCGGCTTCCAGGCCGAGCCCGACTATAGGGACGGCGGCAGCGTGTTGGTGTCTGTTGACTGGATGGAAAAATGCCAGTTTTCTTCGACGCGTTTAGTATCTATGAAGGTTCGCGGGGAGAGTATGGAGCCGTCTCTGTACGAGGACGACATCGTGATCATCAACACTGCCGATACCAAGCCAGTCGACGGGCATGTGTATGCCGTGAACTATGAAGGCGAGGCCGTAGTAAAACGGCTTTCGCGTGACGCCGGCATGTGGTGGCTGGAATCAGACAATCCGGATAAGAGGAAGTACCACCGGAAGCTGTGCCAGGGCGAGGGCTGCATCATTGTGGGCCGCGTGGTGAGAAAGGACAGCCAGCATATCTAGATGAAGAGACGTAGGAACGCAGCACATTACCCCGCCCTGAGCGGGATTTTTTTTGCCGAACTATTCGCGTACTAATTATCTATTCGTTCTAGTATTGCAAATAACTAGTCATTCAAGTATACTTGATTCCAGTCAAGTTAACGAGATATCACGTGCCGTCCAGCAATAAATTCAACTTCTTTTGGTGTTCTTGCGCAATGCGATTTGCTTCGTCAGAACTGACGCTCAATCGCTTCGTTAATTTTCTCAATTGCTTGAGATTCGCCTTTAGCTCCGGGCGGCCCTCAATCACCTCAGGGGGTATTGCGGGAACGATATCCTGCACGAGTTCCAAGAGGTCAATAACATCGAGGCGTCGTACGAGTGTAATCAGCTCAAGCATTGCAGTCTGTCGCGGCACGTCCAAATCGAGCAGTTCGCTTTGTGCAGCAGGCGCAAACGTTGTGTCGAGTCGCTGAATGATCTCGGCATTCATTGAGCGCCCAGACAACTTGGCAGCTTCGGTAACCCGATCGCGCATGCCTGGCGGGAACCTGACAATGTACTTGTCGGCATCCCGAGAAGGTGAGTTTTGGGGTGGCTTGTCCATGGGCCTGATGATACTGGCATTAGGCCATTTCGCAAAATGATGGCCTAAGGCCATAAAAACACCTTGCATTTGATGGCCTAAGGCCATAATATGAAGTATGGCCTTAGGCCATCAACCGGAGCCGAGTCAATGTCCCTACCAGTAGCAAAAACAAAGTCCAAAAACGATGCAAAGGATCGTTTCATTATCCGATTCCACGACGAACATCACCGCGAGCAGTTCAAGCTGCGCGCGGCGAAAAATCACAGAACGATGAACGCAGAAATTCTATGCCTTCTTGAGGCAGGATTGCGGGCTATGAGCCCATCCTCTGAAAAAACGCATGAATAAAATTAGGAAGGAAAAGTCCACCGCATCCGAAGCTTTCACAAGCCTCGCATTGCATTTATCACCAGCTCTAGGGTGATCTAGCGGATTAAAAACTACTGGATGAGGCGGGCCGGCAAGCCCTCCCCATCCTACAACCGACCTGGCGGAACCAGGTAAGTGACATCAGATGTTCAAGCATCTGGGGTCATATGGAGCAGAGCGCACTTTTTTGGAGAGACCCAAATGCACAAAACGAATGTTAACACCGAGGTTTTAGATACGCAAGCGGATATTTTGGCGAAGTCACAGTCAATCGCTAGCGATGTCCACCAACAGTCACAAGATATCGAGACGCAAATTCTCGACGCCAAAATTCTCATCGAGGCGATCTTCTCGACAATCGATCGTATGCACGGCTTGTCATCGGCAGCGATGCACAGCATCAACACGATCAACTGCTTTGCCACTTGCGCATTGCGTAACTTGGAGCTGGTTGCCGAGGCGAACAGCGCAGTATTGACCATGACCGCCGGAGGTGCAGCATGA